GAACCTGAAGTACCTGAAGAACCCGAAGTACCTGAGGAACCCGAAGTACCCGAGGAACCTGAAGTACCATCTGTACCTGAAGAACCTGAGGTACCATCTGTACCTGAAGAACCTGAAGTACCACTTAAACCTGATGAACCTGATGTTCCAGATGAACCACTTGTACCAGGAGTACCTGGTGCTCCTTCTTAGTTTATTGTCCACGAATTAAAACTATTACCACTTCCTGTAGAAGTAGAAGATACTTGCATATCTCCTGTAGTATTATTGTAAGATATAACAGTAGCTGTAAATCTTTCAGTTACAGGAGAAGAAGTTGCTGCTATGAGAGCTGATAAACCTGGGGACCAGGATAATCCTGTTTCTACTATTAAATCAATTATGATTCCTATAGAAGTTGGAACAGAAAACGTAGATGTAGATGTTGTAGAAAATCTATCTGAAGTTCCACTACTGCCAGAAGAACCTGAAGTTCCAGAACTACCTGAAGTGCCTGATTTACCAGTAGCACCTTCATTAATAGTTACTACTTGGGTATATTCTTCTTGTACAATTAAATTTGTTTGAGGTAATTCAATAGTAACTGTTTTGTTACAAACATTATCAGTCACAACAACCTTTCTGTTCTGGTCTACTAGAACAATTTGGTTGGGTTGATCTGATATGTTAATTGAATTACGAGCCATTATGATCCTGGGTTAAAGGTTCGTTGGATGAAATAGATTACATTTGCTATGTTAACACTCCCTCCATTTGCTGTAATTTTCCATTGATTACCATTAGTAACAAAATCACTATCTGAGTAGAAGTGGAAACTTTCATAATAATTTTCCCAAGTATCATTACCTTTTCCGAATAAAAGGGTTTTAGAAACTCTATCATAAGGGGTAGCTCCAGTAGCTGTAAGGGAAATATCCATGTGGGTTTGGTTAGCATTTGGGGCTTTAGCTTGAAAAACTATAACCATAGAATATACGTCTCCCACATTTTCCATTTGGACTTTTTGTGTTGAAGGATTATAAAAATCAACAGTAGAATTCATATAAGTTTCTTCAGTATATGAACCATTATTAGGAATAGTAGCAGTTGAACCATCTGTTATTGTTAAAAAACTAGATGTTGTATATTGGTTATCATCATATCTAGCCCAACCTAATCCTAAAGTAGCAGAAGTACCTGAGGATCCACTAGAACCTGAGGTGCCTGATGAGCCAGAAGTGCCTGATGAGCCAGAAGTGCCTGATGAGCCGGAAGCACCACGAGGCCCAACCGCAGTTACCTCAACTACTCCTAATAGAGGTTGAGTTACAGTTACACTCTCATCACCACAATTATCGTTATTTGTTATTACTATGTGGCGACATGGTACATTTCCGCATCCACAAGTCATTAGAATGGGCCTAAAGTTACGTTTTTATTTAATTTAACTGCTCCTTCTAATAATCTTGTAACTACAGGATATTGACTTCCTGTAGCTAGTTCTAAGTCATAAACAGCTTCCCCAAAATCTAGTAGTGAGGAAGAGTTGGCTGATATGTAAATTCCTATAGTACCTGAGGTAGGGGGGTTTAAACCACTTGACCCGCTAAAGTTTAATCCGGTACCATCAGGATCTAAACTACTTGATAATGTAATATATACAGTATCAGATCCTACAGAAGGACGGATTTGCATTCTTCCTTGGTATCCGGTTAAGTCGATGGGGTTATCACTTGAGTCTTTATAAGCTAACTCAAAATCTAGAGTTGCCCCTTGTTCTATAGTAAATGAATATTTTCCAGCAGACATGTCTTTTTCGTATAAATATTTAATAAATTGGGTTATCCATATAATAATCTCTTAAATCTTCAACAATTTCATTACGATGATTAGATGTAAGTGTAATTGCTTCTAGATTTTTAACTTTACGGGATGCCTTATATAAATATTTAAATCCTGAGTCTGCTTTTTTCTTTAAATCAATTTGATGATCATCACCACATATTACCATTTTTGAGCGTAGACCTAAACGTGTAGTAATCATTTCCATTTGTTCATGAGTTACGTTTTGGGCTTCATCTACAATAACAAAAGAATCTAAAAATGTTCTACCTCTCATAAATGATACGGGGACAATTTCTATAGCACCATCTGATATGAGTTTTTCTACTTTAGCTTTATCATAAAGTGTAAATAAATTTTGATAAATTGGTTGAACCCAAGGGTCCATTTTTTCTCTTAAATCACCAGGAAGGAATCCTATTTCTTCTTTAGATACCGTAGGTCGAGTAATAATAATTTTAGAATAAATTCTTCTTAAAAGTCCATCTAAAGCTATTTGACACGCTAATAATGTTTTTCCAGAACCTGCTTGACCTGCTAATAATGTAATAGTATTATCTAAAATTAGCTGTTTAGCTTCCTTTTGTTCTTCATTAAGTTGTATTTTAAACTTAATAGGATTTTTCACTACTTTTTTTTCTCTGAAGATGTCTTCAGCTTCGGGGGTGTTGTTGAAATGGGTCATTCCTGAAATTAATTTTAACTAGTTTGTCTAATCCTGCATTTACATGCATTTCATCTTCTAAGACAAGGTCAAAATCGTATCTTTCATCAAGTGGAAGAACTAAATCAACTTGTGAACCCCATCTTATGAGTGAAAAACGCTCATTTTGAGATACAGGAGCATTTTGATCATTAATAAATGGAGCAATTACATTAACGTCTTCATCAGCAATTTGTACTAAAAAGTAAGTATAATCTAATTGAGGAGAATATATTTTATTTAACATTCTCTCGTTATATTTAAGATATTCTAAATTATTAGGATTAATAGCAGCATTTAAAATATCTTTTTCAATAGCCAACATTGGTTTATTAGTTGACTCAATTGGGTCTAATCCCCTATATTGTAATATACCGGAGTATGGTATTCTATTAATGTGAACATCATAGAATGACATGAATATGCCAATTACAAGGGAAGGTTGGTTATAATGTTTATTTCCCAACACATCTTGCAATGTGTAATTCATACCTTTTATTTCTACGATAGGTTCAGTAGCATCACGGACAAATTTTTGATATAAAATAGTACCGTCTGCAGGAGAATAGAAGTGTTTGTAGTCTATATAGTTGGGACGCATTGGATCCCTGAAAAAGAATGTGTTTGATAGTTCACCTACTTCTAATTTTGAAAGTTCAGCAACTTCTCCTTCTAACCAATCTTCTAAATATTGAGCCATTAGAGTAGTGATTTGTTATAATCAACATAATTCAAGTGCATCATCATACAACTCAACATAGCACCTGACTTCATATATTCTGATAGGTTAAAGAATACTGGTTCGAGTCCTTCATTAAAGCAAATTCTTTCTAGTGTAGCAATTTTAGCTTTTTCACCATCATAATTTTCATCTGCCATAGTCATTTCAGAAATGTTAGAGGCACATAAAATCATATTACCTAAACGAACTGAATTGGTAATTCCGTTAAATGCATCGTCTATACTAACGTCTATTATCTCAGTATATTGTGATATTTCAGCTAGTTCCTCAGGTGTGAAAAGTTCCGTGCAAACTAATGTTTTGCCCTTAGTTAACGGGAAAATAGAACAATCAAGGTGGTAAAGATAATCATCTACCATTTCAACCTTAATAATCTTCATATCAAATTCTTCTTCCATCCACTCGTATGCCTGAATATCTGAGCGGATACCGTACCCTCCAATGTAGACGTTGTCGTATAGGTATTTTAAATCAGCTTCGCCTTCCCACTTAAACGGACACATGTGGACTTGATAATCCATCAATTCAAAGAATGGTAGACCTACTTTTTCTTCACCTTGTCTTGGTTCAGATGTAAAGTTAGATAATACTATGTGATTTGAGTTTTTAATGTGAGGTAAATAAATACCTAAATTAGCAACATAAACTAAGTCTTGATAATTGCCGTAAGAAGGCAATAAATGAACTAAGCTATTGCCTGCTACAAATTGGTATAAATCTAAAAATTGTCTGTAAGCGTTTCCTTTGTTTATTTTTAACGCTTCTTCCTCCATTTCTTGCATCCAAATATTGTTTGGAACTGCTGTGTCTAAGGTGAAGGGAAAATTCATAACGAATGCCGGGATTGGCAATTGGGATGGAGTTTCTTTCATTCTATATACTTTATTGCTTTACTATAAATATGTACTAACTACTAGAAACACAAAAAGCCCCTCCGAAGAGGGGCTTTCTTTAGTGTATTAACTAATACTTAGATTACAAGGTGTTTAAACCGTTAACGTAAATCTTAGCATAGTATTCAGGTCTCAACATCTTCTTAGCGTAACGAGTCAAGAGACCTTTTCTTGGAGTGAAGGTCGTTGGATCGTATACGAGAGGAGTCATGATCAATGGAATATAAGGAGCGAAAGTAGCACCTGTTTCCAAGAACTGAGATCCTTTGAAGCCCAACAAGATTGTGTTTTCAGTCATGTATGGGTTCTTATAAACCTGATACTTGCTATTCAAGTTACCCATTTTCTGGATACCGAAAGCATAGTTCATTGTTTCTGCATCAGCACCATCAGCAGCTGCGAATCCTGGGATAGATTCCAAGATAGTAGCTACAGTTGGAGAGCATACCATGAAGTTAGCACCACCTCTTAAGGTCAACTGGTGGATCTTGTTAGATACCTTGTTGATCTTAGTACCGAGGGTTTGGAACCACTGGCCTTGTGTGTTGAAGAATCCGAGGTCGCTATTTGAAGGAGTATCGGTAGTACCATCATACGCCTTGTTATTAACAGCTGACCAGTACTCAGTAGTAAGAGCGTTTTCGATCAACATGCCAAGGATTTCCAAATCAATCTCAAGAGCGATGTATTCACTCATAATTGAAGTCAACTCAGCCTCAGCATCCAAGCTGTGGTAAGCGTTCAAGTCTTGTGCAAACTCAGGAGTCCATACAGCCTTAAGCTTTTTAGTCTTAGCAACGATTGCTTCAGACTTCATCTTAATGTTGATTTCTGGGATAGCGATTTGAGTGTTATCAGCATTCAAAGTAGTATTACCATCTTCGAAGTCGCCTCTCTTATTGTCAGTAGGCTGTTGTACATAAGTAACATCTAATCCTGAAGGATCAGTTCCATCAGTACCATTAGTGAAAAGAACAACGTTTCCACCAGTTTGGTAGTTGTATTGAGGGTAGTTAGCGGTGATAGTGTTACCAGAAACAAAGTAACCTCTAACACCTTCTAAATCAGGGGCATTGAATGAAGCAGTTGGAACTGTAATCTTTTTCAAAGTACCTGCAGCAGCAGAAGCAGACAAGACTGAATCGTATCCTGTGTCAGCCCAAGAAGCTGAAGCATATGTAGCTGAAGCAGCTCCTGAGGAAGTAACATTTGAAGAGTAGGTCCACTTACCAGCACCGTACAAACCATCAGTAGGAGCAGAAGTAGTATCAGTAACACCGTATAAAGAGCCATTACCAAATACATCACCACCTACGTTGAACTTAGAGCCAGACTTATCAGTACCATACTGGAAGTCGAGGAAGAACACGAGGCCTGAAGGTAAGCTCATTGGTTGAACGCTAACGAAATCTTTTGCTGCGATTTGACCAAATACCTTTCTTACGAGAGGAAGAGCAATACCAGCCCACTGCTCACCAGTTCCGGCTGTAAAAGTAGCACCAGCAGTGCCACCACCTGTTTGGGAAGCTTCAACAACAAGTTGCTTAGCTTGGTTTTCGAGAATAAGAGACATATTGTTTTTCTCAATTTCTCCCAAACCTTCAAGCAATCCTGTCTTTTCCCACTTTGAAGCCAATCTAGCAGCGTCAGACTGAACTGACTTCCACTGATTAGAGCTCTCTAAAAGAGAATTTAAATTTGACATTTTTGTTTTAGTTTAAAAGTTTAAAATTAATTAATACCTGCTAATTTTTTAAAGCGAGCTACCATAGCATCTTCTTGAACAATACCTTCATTCAAATTACGCTTTGGAGCAACGCCCGCAGGCTTAGAAGCAGCACCTAATGATTCTCTAATATTAGACTTAGCAGTTTTAGCAACTAAGTTTTCATTTAAAGTTTCAAAGATAGTTTTTGCTTGCTTAACTGTTTCGGCTTTATCAAAAGCCTTCAAAACTTTAATTTTCTGATTTTCAGTTAGATTTTTGTTTCTGAAAATCTTGTTAGTGTAGAGTAATTTAGAGTTAAGAAGATTTACTTCGTTAAGATCAGAACGTAAAGTATTAATAACTTCTCTAGCTTCGTTAAGTTCTTCTTCAAGTTCAGCAGTTTTACCAGCGGTCATACCAGTTGCGGCACCCGCACCAGCTCCTAAAGCTTGAAGTTTACTAACGATTTTAGCTATGTTAGTGTTAGGATTCTTTTCAGCATAATCTTCTAAGAATGTCATTAAAGCAGCTACGCCACTTAATCCTATAACACCCCCTAAAGCAGTTGCTAAAGCTGATTCGTTAACTTCTTCTTTACCTTCTTGAAGATCAACATCGACATCGACATCAGCATCTCCTACCTCGCCTTCTGCTTCAGCACCTTCTTCTTCTTCAGCTTCAGATTCATCTGCGTTAGGGCCAGGAACGAGTTCACCGTCTTCGATCATATCTTCAATGATTTCTTCAATAAAACTTTTTAAGTCTTCTTCACTCATATCTTCGAGGTTGATTTCTTCTTCAGAATCGTCTTCAACTTCAACTTCTTCGTCAGCTTCAACTTCTTCAGTTTCTTCTGCTTCGTTTAAGTCTTCAACTTCTTCGACTTCTTCTTCCTCTTCGAGTTCTAACTCGGCTAGAATTTCATCTAAATCGAGTTCTTCATCCATGTCTTCAGCTTCGTCCATTTTGTCCTCAGCTTCATCCATTTCTTTTTTACCGTAACCTTCATCCATCTCTTTCTCTTCGTCCATCTTCTCTTTATCAACTTCTGCAAGATCTAACTCTTCGTCCATATCTTCCATTTCGTTAATTTTTTGAGCAAGCATGTCTTTAAGATGAGGTGTGAAAGCTTCTTCTAAAGCGGCTTTCGCATTAGCGATAGCAACTTCTTTGACTGCTTTTGCGTCAGCAATAGCGTCTGCTAACAAATCTCTGTTTGCCATTGTTCCTAAATTTTTTTGGGAAAGTACGCTTATTCTGTAAAAGCGTAATAGTGATTAATAATAAAATAAGTACCGTATAGACCTGACGGCACATTCTTCATATACATATGTAAAAAAGAAAAAGGTGCAATTTTTTGCACCTTCCTTTTTCATCCTTTAGGTTAGAATTATATAATTGGACATTGCCCGTTATTACATAAAATTTCTGTTATAATTTCATTTATTTTATAATATTCATTTGTATTAAGGACAGAATGATCTAAACCTTCTTTAATAGGATGAACATAAGCTCCGGGGGTTGAGGGTGTTGAAACAAAATCCCAACATAACAATTCGAAATCATCTTGTACTTCTTGTACTCCATCGGAACCTTGTTTTAAACTACCCATTCCTCTAGAAGATACACCTACTGTAATCCCGTTTTTAAATAACTGTGTTAATATGTTGCCTGAGGGGGTGGGTAAAATTTCGATTTTGCCCATTACATCATCCCCATTCCACCAGATATCTTTAATATTATGTGAAACATTTTTAAGGTTAATAACAGAAGAGTCTGGATGGTCTAATTCACCTAATGCTCTATTTTCTGCTATTGGGCCTTTTTTATAGTTTTCAACTTCTCTAGCTAAAATTTCTTTAGGATAAGATCTACCATTACCATTTCTGGTTTCTGCTGCTTGTAACCTACCCTCAACAAGCAAATTACCATTTTCAGTTTTAACTGCTTCGGTAAGTGATTGAGGTGAAAGTTTAAAAAGTTGAGTTTCTATAAGAGTTTGTCTCATTTTCCCCCATTCATAGTATTTTTATCAGCAGAAACTTCCATTAACTTTTTTTCTAATTCCTTAATTTCTTTTTCTACTTCTTTAATGGCTTCTTGATTAATGAATTCTGATAAGGATTCATCTTCATTAATGGACATTGCTTTTTTTCTTTCGGCAATTGCTCTTTCGTAGATTTTAGCTTCTACTTTTTTCTTAGCAATTTCACCTAAACGCTCTGCTTCTTTAAGTACTTCAGACATTTTCATTCTGCCTTCTTTTTTCATTTTCTTTTCTTCAGCTTCGCCTGCTGCTTTACCTTTTTCATATTCATAAGCAGCTTCACCTTCTTCTACTTCTTCCTTTTCTTCATTTAAGAAAGCTTCAAATTTAGATTCATAATTTTGTTTTTTACGATCAGCAAAAGGGTTACCTAATGAAGGTACTCCAGCTACTGCTTCTTCTAATAATTCTTTGAGGTTGTCTGATTTACTCATTTTATTTTCTTTTAAGTCTCCGTAGCCGGAGGATTTGTATTTTCCAGTTGGTTCTTTACCGTTTTCTAATTCTTCATACCCTAAACCATCTATTTTAAAAGCAGCATTTTTAGTATAAAAAATTGGGTCTTTTTCTAAATTTTTAGCTACTATTTTTTTAGCTTCATCCGTAGTTAATTTAGGATCCTTTTCCATTTCAACTCTTAAACCATTTAAGTATTGGTCAAAAATTTGATTGTTTAGATTTTTAGGATCTTTATAATCATACCCTGCTGTTTCTTTTTCGTTTACTTCTTTAGTAGTTTTACTTTCGGTAGCTTTTGCTTCCTCATTGATAAACTTATCAAATGAAGTAAATGGGTTTAAACCAGAAGAAGGCATTAATGGAAAAATATTTTCACTAATTACACTACGCCGCTTTAATAATTTAGCAGTTTGATTAAAAGTAGCAGAATTAGGAACAATATTAGGAAACAATCTTTTTGCTTCCTTTAAAAATACATCTTTGTGTCCTTTTCCTTCTTTAATTAAATTATATTGTTCTTGAAGTGTCTTCATGTTAATAAATATGTTATTTATTTAAATCCACATAATCTATTCCCTTTGATTTTTTTCTAAGAGATTTTTGATTAACTGGTTTATAACCTATTGATGTATATTGGGAGGTATTGGCTTTACCAAAGGCATAAGGTGTGTTGTAAGCCATACCTACTGTTTCTTTAACTGTTTTTTTAGCTACAGCATATTGATCCGGATAATTTGTTCTGAAGAATGTTCTGAATGAATTAAAAGTATCCATTACATTATCTGCTTGGGCTTGAAATTCAGTATCGTTTCTTAGTGTTTCTTTAGTTTTTAAACTTTTAGCAGTATTTCTAGCTTTGCCTAAGTCTGAAAATAATTTATTAAAGCTAGGAAGATTTATAATAGTGTGTGTTATACCACCACCTTCTCTTCTTTCCTCAGGTTTATTAGCTTTAGCATAATAACTTAAATCATCCTTAAAAAAATCATCTGGGCTTATAGGGCCATATAAATCCTCAATTTTTTTAATAAAATCTGGGTTTAAGTCTTTAGGTTTGATGGGCATTACTTAACTACTTTAGATAATTCTTCTGTTAATTGATAATATTGAAGAAGATTAATTAAATCATCATTATTAATTCTAGAACCTTTATCTATTTCTTTGAATAATTTCACTACCTCTAACAATTTAATTTTAGTAGCACCATCTTTTACTTTTCTAGCTTGAAGATTAAGAGTTTTTTTAACTTCGTTTATTTTAGTATTATAAATTTCTTTTAAACGAGGTGTGTTATCAATTGAGTTGATAAACTCTTTAAGTATTTCTTTTTGACCCTTATTTAAATTAGCATACTTACCATTAAATTTTTCGAGCATTACTTTATAAGTAAGTACTCTTAAATCTTTATCGTATTTAGCAAATTCTTCTATTAAATCTTGTTTGACTTTTTTTTCACTAACAGGACGTTCAGTTAAACATTCTAAAATAGTAATTTTATTATCGATAATTTCGTTGGTTTCAGATAACTTATCTGAGTTGTAGATTTCTATTAATTTATAGAAAGCAGCGTATCCTTTATAGTTGGGTACTTGGTGTTTAAAAAATTCGTTTATATTGTAGTGCTTTTGAATTTCATTAATAAGATTATATTTTTCTCTTCTTAAAGCACTTCTATTTAATTTACGGGTTGCCTCTAATACAGTATTTAATGTTACTTCTGCTTTTCCTTCGCTTAAATTCTTGTTTTTAAATAAAGTTTCATACAATTTGTATTCTTTACCTAATTCAGTTTTAGCAAATGATTTTTTTAATATATTTAGAGAAGGAGAAGAACCGCCGTTAAGGGTATCAGCAGTTATTTGCCTTACTAAAAGTTCAAATAAAAGGCCCGTATTTTTATACTTAGAATGTTTAATTTTCATCGATAGGCTTTTTTATAAATATATAAAGATTTTCACTCTTTTAATTGTTTTTCATCAAGTAGTGATTCGTCTTGTTCGAACACTAATTGTTTGCGGTTAACCGGAATTTTCTTGAGCATATCTTTATTTTGCAAGTAAGCTGTTTTTGCTTCTAAAGCCATAGGAGATCCTCCTTTATACGTAGGTTTTATTGAATCTGACTCATTTTCTTTACCTTTCATTGTATCCACCCCTAATCTGTCTTTGCCAAAGGCATTGTCTTGGGTATTAATATTTGAAACTTTTTCTTCAGGACGACCTAACTCTTTTTCATTATATCCCGCAGGAACATTGTCAGGTTCGTCATAATATCTACCTTTACCATATAATGAAGCTAAATCATGTGGTGTACCATATGATTGTCCTGTTTCTACGGGATCGTTTCCTTCTGCTTCTATTTGACTTAAGCGGAATGCACGTTTAGCATCTTCTCTAGCTAAATCTCTAAATTCTGTGTATTCATCTTCACTCATATGGAACAAATGGTCATAAATAAAATCAGATGGGAATAATTTAGATTCCATCATTTGAGTAGCTAAATCCATTTTTTCTTTCATTAATGCTACTCTTTCTTGATCATAAATGATTGAAGGAGTAGTTAAATTAAGCTCAAAATTTACTAAATTATCTCCGTCGTATCCTTGAGTATAAAGGTGGACAACAGCAATCTTATACAGTTCTGAGAGGATGATTCGTTGAATACGTTCAATAGTACGAGCAAATCTAATATCTTCTGCTGCTAATGTAGCTTTACCATCAGTGTTTTCATCATATCCTAGAAATGCTTTAGGGATTTTTAGGGCAGCAAATAATTTATCTCTTAAGTATTCAACATCTGTTACTCCATCGTATTGAAGACCGGGTGTTGTTTCAATTTTAGTAGAAGATTCACCCCCTCTAACAGGAAGGTAAAAATCTTCTAACATATTTTGCATGTTGTACTTTAAATTGTAATCTCCAGTTTGTTGATCAACATAAGGAGTACGTTTCATTTGAGATATAGTTTTTTGCATAAAGTTTTCTACTTCAGCAGGAGGAATATTTCCTATATCTACATAAAAAATTCTTTTTTCAGGAGCACGTACAATTCTGTGTACTAACATAGCATCCTCCATAAGGATGTATTGTTTAAACAATTTGCGTGCAGGTTCTATATAACTTCTACCATAAGGAAGATAATTTACATCTGAAAGGAGTCTAAAGTGGGCTATTTCGTAATTGTCAAAATAAATAGCTCTTGGGTTATTTGTTTTACCACCTGCACTTTGTAAACCCCCAAAATAACCACCATATTCTCCCCCACCACTTAACCCATCAGGATCAAATTTAAACTTAACTTCTACTTGGTGATTATTTGATTCACTAATTTTTTCTTCTCTAACAATATTGTATGCTGTGTAAGGGATTACGTTATAAACACCAAATTGCTCAGCAATATCTAATTTTAAGAAAAAGTCACCATATTTACACATTTGGCGAATCCACATCCACAAATTAAATTCAATATTTAAAACATCATAAAAGAGATTATATAGAATTTTTTGGACAGTTTCATCTGAGGATTTGATTTGGAGGACTTCACCCATAGCGTTTTTAAGGGTAGATTCATCTGCTAATATATCAAGAGCAGAAGCGATAATAGCATCAGTATCCATCGCTTCATAATCAGAATATAATTGAGTTCTTAATGTTTGGTAATTAAGAGCAGGATTATAAATGGGCATTTGGTTAGTAGTGTACAGACGATTAAATCTGTCTACCATTGAGTTAGTTTCAACTTGTCCCGTTTGTTGATAATTACTAAAGTCTAATACCTTTAGTTTATTTCCTCCCACATTACGTATAATTACGTCTGTAGAGAATAATCTTTTTAGTCTTGTAAATACGCTTGTATCAGCCATAGTATATTAATATATGAATAAATATTACAAAAGCCAACTAAAGTCCTCAGTTCCTCCTTTTCCATTATCCATGTGATATGGGTTGTCATTTCCTTTAGCAAAATATGCTCCTTTATATGGAGTTTGTGTGGTTTGCATTGAACTTAAAGCAGCTTTAGTAATATCTACTCCATGTTGTCTAAATTTAAGTGCGGTATCTCTTACATATAAACCCATACCAAAACTCATTACTAAATCATCGTTATAACCAGTTTGGGCTTCTGCCCTACCATATTTCCAAACAAACGTTTTCATTTCTTCTAGTAAACGTTTAGATTGAATTGTAACTCCCTTGTCTCCAATATATTCTTGGAATTTACCAATAACCATAGGGCGAGTTCTAGATGACATTGTAAATCCTGCTGTCATATTTGAACTTCTACTGTATGATTTTAAATATGAATTAACATCAGGAGCATCAGACTTAGGAGAATAATAGAGGTTGGCATAATTTTTTTCAATTATAGTTTGGATTGTGCTCCACCCTATGTTAGCATTTTCTACTACTAACAAAGCATTATTATATTCAGTAGCAATTGCAGTTAAAATATTACCAAAATCCTTAGTACCTACTTGTCCTTTATATTCTCCTACTTGAACATTTGATTCAATGTCAAATATGTGGAATGCTGAATAATCTTTACCATCACCTCTAGCTACGTCAGCTGTTATCATATAAGAACGGCTGTAATCAGCAGGTTGCCATATCCATAAATTTTGGTCAACTCCTCTTCTTTCAAGAGGTTCGGTAATAGTTGTTTTTTCTATAAATTCAAGGTATTCGGGGTAAAATACTATATCACCAGAGGTACTAAAGTCGCAGTCACATTCTTGTGCTGCCATTCTAGGATCTCCTAGTAATTCATCTTGCCTATCCCTCCAGTTTTGGTCTCGCTCTGGGTGGACATACCAAGGCAGTTTAATAGGTAAAAATTCGTTTTCATTAGCTTCAGCTCTAACCCATGTTTGGTGGAACCAATTACCCGTACCATAGGGGGTGGATAATGCTATGCACCCACCACCAGTAGCAAGTGTTTGTTGAGCTGAGGCCCATATATCACCAATGTTTTCAATAAACGCTGCCTCATCAATTAGTAGAAGGGAAACTGCTTCGGATCTACCGGCATCACTTGATGCTGAAGTAGCTTTAATTTGAGAGCCGTTTGCTAATCGAAGGGTTAGTTTATTGTTTTCTTCAAAATCTATTTTAAGCCACGAAGGTAAATTTTCATACATAAATTTAACCTTTGTAACCATGTTTTTAGCAGTTTCCTGCTTTGTAGCTATACAAAGTATATTTTTATCTTTATGAAAAATCATTAACCATAAAGAATACCCTGCTGATAGAGTAGATATACCTAACTGGCGGGATTTAAGTATGATTGAGTAAGGATTATTTTGGAATAAGTGTAAAACTTTTTCTTGGAAAGGATATAAATGAAAGTTGATTCTACCTCTTTGTGGGTGTTGAATCATACAGTACTTTTTCATAAAGTGTACAGGGTCTTGAGCACACTTTAAATATTCTTGCCTTATTATTTGTTTTAAATCACTCATAAAAGAGCTAATAATATTGTTAATACTAATGATAGGCCTCCTGCTAGATTTCTTTGATTTGTTATAGTATTAACTTTTTCTTCTAATATTTCCTTTTCAGTAGTTAAAGTTGCATTTAGATATGAAGAAGCAACTAATGATGAATCTAACAAATTAACTTCGATAGTTTTTATTTCTATAATAGAATCTTTTTGTATTATGATATAACGTAAATCTAAGGTATCTTTTTGTAAAGATTCTCTTTCTAATTGGCACAAATCATATAATGTTAATTCTTTAGCTATTTCTACAGCATGTTTCGCTGGGATACATACTAATGAATCAGTTTTGATATCTGTTTGAGAAAAAGTTAACAAGCTCATTACGAGACATGTTATCAATAGACCCAATTGTTTCATTGTAATCATCTCTTAATTTGTCTAATTCGTTATTTCTTTCTAATATAGAAGTATTTAAACTATCTACTACTAAATTTACTTGAGTAATTTGGGTTTGTAAACTATCTCTAGTGTTTTGAAGGAGTAAAAGCTTATTTTCGTATTCTAAAGTATTTGCTTCAAGCCTTTTAAGGAATTTTTCTTCTGCTTGTTTTTCTGCCTGCTCAAGAGTAAAGAAGTAGCCTAAAGCTACTCCTAATACTAATATTCCTATAAATGATAATATTTGACCTACATTATTCATCCATGATAAATATTAAAATTTAATTGTTTTTAATATTTGTTCAATACGTTCTTCAGTAGATCCTGTAAGTTCATAATAAGTAGGACCATGTTTAAGTAATAGTTTTTGAATTGTTTCATCTATTTTATTTCTATAACTAATATCTGTTTCCCTAACACCATTATCTTCTACATCAATTCCTTTAGGAGAAATATAAAAAATGTAATCATATTGAAATATGAAACGCTTTGCATACTTTTCAAAAGCGTCACTGTCAATTATACTTACCTTATTAGCACATTGCGTAAAAGCTATTACATCAAGAATAGTTCTATCAGTAATAATATTTTCTTGTATTAACTCAGTAACACGTTCTGCTAAAAATATAGTTTGTCCTTCAATAGTAGTTTCAAAATTCAAAGGTATGCCTAATGAATTAAGATATTTACTACGTTCAGTAGCAAATTTATAACCTTCAAATTCAGGTAAATTTTTCAATGCTTTTACAAGCGTTGTTTTACCTACCGACATTGTCCCACAAAAACCTATTTTCATATTATCCAGCGTTTCTTGATGATTCTCTCATTGTAGGATTTTTGTACCAAGGTAACCCTGTTCTGTCTCGTTTTTTCTCTTTCCATTCTTCTTCAGTATGTTGAATACCATAAAGATAATATTCTCTTTTGCGTTTATCACCCTCAGGTATTAAAGCTGGGTGATCCCAGCTGTGAAGTTTACCATCCCACATTCTAAGAATAGTTCCATCTGGGGTTTTGATTTTCCTAGGTTTAGGCCACTTATTGTTTTTTTCCATTTTTTATTTTTTAGGCATTGTTAAACCACCAATATAATTAGCATCTGCTAAATGTCCGAATAATTCTTCATCATGACAATGAATAATATATTCTGCTACATAAGTTCCTTGTGCTCCTGATACTGTGATTCCTCGAGCACTTAAAGCATCACCTACAAAGTGTACATTATTAAAATCAGCAAGTGCTAAAGTATCATAATCTACAAGAGGTTCAGGTGAAAGATATTTTACTTCAGGAATGTACATACCCCAATCATCTTTAAGTGTTGGGAATACCTTTTTCATATCTTCAATGAAATCCTCAATGTAGGTAAAATATCCTTGGAAAGCATCTCGTACTGTTTGAAGCCCTTCTTCACCAATAAAATGAGCTTTAACCCATTCTCCTTCTGAGGTTTTTGATTTATTTCGTGTGGGTGAATAATACAATCCTGCTTTGTATTTGGGGCGGAACCTTCCTAATTTACCATCACTAGTGATATCTACTTTATTAACTTTAGAAACTAATTCACGTGACCAATCAAATGGATTATCAATCCCTTGAACCTCCATTAAAATACCAAAATTAGTCATATTATTACGATATGCTTCATCTTTTTTAGCATGACCATTGTAACTATAATCTCCATAAGTTTCCTCAAGTGCTACATATGCTGCATTATTATTAGTACAAAATGAGCGAAGTGATACACCTTCATCATCAAACTTACGGTACAATTTAAAATCATAACTTATATCAATAAGTTTTTGAAAATGTTTTTGTGGTGCTTCAAAACGAACACCAATTTGTACTGGTTTGGGTTCAGTTGGGAAGTTATATTCTTCTGCTAATCTTTTCCCAAAGTCAATACCAGATTTACCTACCCCAAAAATTAAGCGATCATATCCAATCCAATCATTA